ATGCCTTGGCCAGCGAGCCGCCGTGCAGCCGCTTCTCATCCCGCGCGCGGCGCAGGGTGGCCATCGACTCCTCGACGTTGTCGGTGTCGATGGTGAACTGCGGGCCACGGTCGCGCTTGTACTGCGCGATGGCCTGACGTCCGGCGCCTCCGCCACGGCCGAAGCTGCGCGCGTTGTCGATGAGCGCCTTCGAGACCTCGGTGTCGGAGGTGAACTCCTCGCCGACGCCCTTGCCGACGAATCCGCCGGCGTTGGGGCCGACGTGGGCGCTGATGCGGGTGACGGATCCGTCACTCACGTTGCCCGCGACCGGCACGGGAGGCTGTACGGCCATCTGAGCGACGCTGGGGACGGCAACGGCCTGGGAGACCGGGGCGGGCTCTACGGGCGTCACAGGGGCCGCCACGGGCTCGGGAAGGACCGGCTGCGGGATCGCGGGCAGGTCCCCGAGGCTGGCGAACACGTCGCGCTTCGCCTGCACGGCCTGTGCGCGCTCCACACGGGCAGCCTGCTCGGCCTGGATCGCGGTCACCCGGTCCGCGCACTCGGACAGCTCGTCTGCCTCGCCGGCCGCGAACTCAGCCTTGGAGGACAGCTCGCGGCCACGCTCGCTGGCACGGGCGAATTCGGCCGCAAGGGCCGCATCGTCCAGGGCGGTGGGGTCGAAAGCCTGCGGGGCTTCGGGGGTGGTGTCGTCTGCCATGAGAGCTACTCCTTCGAACGGCAGGGACGGATAGGACACGTCGCCTGCGGCTCGGCTCTCAGCTCTGCAACCACGGCTGATCATAGAGTACGCCACGGGTCAAGCGTCAGGGGTTGACATGTTGGACATCGTATGCTAATGACCGTATGCTGATCACCATGAAGTCACTCAGCAACGGGCCGACTCAGGTCCGCACAGTCCGCATCCCCGAACCGCTCTGGACTCGACTCACCGAATGGGCGCAGCGCGCCGGCGTAGGTGATTCCGAAGCACTCCGGCTACTCCTGGCGATGGGTCTGGACTCACCTGCACCCGTACAGCGCCGGACACCGATGCCCTGGATGAGCCCCGACCACGCGTATGTGCAGGTTCCCCCGGGATCCGACTGGTGGGACCTGGATGACGTCGTGGGGTGCCTCCCCGGGGCCCGGCGTCACACCGGCCCGAGACACAGGCAGTCGGACCGCTGGTGGGAGATTCCCCGGGAGGGGGCTGGTGACATTGAGTCACTATTTGCCGGTCGCCCAGAGCGAGTCAGGCTACACGTAGCGTAACTAGACGGGTTAGACAGCTACTTGCCATTAACCCTCGCGTAAGGACTCTTATATGGCGGTAATGGCAAGTAGCTGTCTAACCCGTCTAGATTGCGCTTGACCTGGGGTTCCTGAACTACTTCTGCTTCGCCACCGCGCGCACCATCGGCGCCTGCCCGCCCTGAGCGTCACTCACAGCGATGGCCATACGGGCCTCACCCTTGGTTGCGAAGCGCTTTGAGGACCCGTCACGGAAGGTCGCCTCCCACTCCCAGTTCGCTCGCTGTGCCCGCGATCCGCACGATCCGCACGCCATGTCACACCGTCCCTTCGCTCTGCGCCCACGCCCACCGGGCCCGGGCGCTCTTCACGTGCTCCATCCGGCGCCACCCGTCGTAACCCTCGTACTCACCCTCCACCGGCACGATCCCCGAGGACGCGATCAGCGTGCGCTGCTGGTCCAGCGAGAACGCCACCCGCGCACGCGGGACCGGGAACCCGGGCGCGTTCACGGAGCACACGGCGATCAGCTCCAGCGCCCCGCCCACACGGCGCCAGTCCCCGCTCACCGGGGACGTACGGAACACCTGCTTCGCAGCCTCCGTAGCGCCCGGCAGGATCCACCCCGCCACCCAGATGCCGTACTCGTCCTCGCCGGCCACCACGCGCGCCACCGCGGCCGACGGGTCGTCGTAGTGCTGCGCGGCCGCCTGGAACGCCAGCTGCGGATCCGCATGCCGCGGCCCCGCCACCAGCGTCCCCACGGGCAGCGTGTAGCCGTCCTGCGTGGCCTGCTCCGCCACGTGGAAGTAGGCGTAGCCGCTCTGGGACGCCGGGGCCGTCACGCAACCGGGCAGACCCACGTGGCAGGTCTCCCAGCCGGCGATGTGCCCGAACACGCGGCCCGTGTCCGACACGGTGAGCGGCGTAAGCCGGTCGAGATCGGGCTGGCGGAACCACGTGGACGGGGGCAGTACGGGCGCGGCTGCGGACGCCATGAGCGGCATCTGCTCCATAGGCATGTCGTCCATCGGCTCAATCGGCATCGGATCCAGCGTCAGGGACACGTCCGCGAACGCAGGGATCGCCACCAGCGTGGCCCCCGCAATCCGCCACTTGGTGATGACGAGACGCTCCTGGTCATCCATCGTGTATTCGATGTCGTCCAGGTCCACGGACGGGCCCAGCAGACCGGCTTCGAGCTGTTCGATGACCGCGTACGGGGCTGAGTCGAGCATGGTGCCCGTGGCGGTCACCATGCCGTCCCCGATGGACAGGGACTCGATGCGGCCCACGATCATCGAGCCGCCGTGGCCGTCGCCGGACAGCTCCTGCCACGCCAGGGGGAGAGGGAGATCGCGGCTGCTGCCCGCGTCCGGGGCAATGATCCGCCCGTCGCCCGTGGGCACGCCCAGCCGCGCGAACACACTGCTCCAGGTCCTGGTCACCGCAACCACGTCCTTTCCCACTCCCGTGCACGCTGGGCCACCCATGCGTAGCGGCACCCCGGGTGCAGTACCGTTTTCCACCAGACCGCGACCTGGTTACCGCACGCAAAGCACTTGGTCACGGGGTCATCTCCGACCGCGCCCACAGGTACAGGAGCAGGTCCTGGTCCAGGCTGAGTTCGTTCTGCGTGACCATGGTCAGGATCTCCTCGGGGTCGGTCGGGATGACCGGCCATCCGTGGATGAGGTGGTATGTGGCAAGGTCCATTACTGACTTCCTCTCGCATTGCCCCTGTTGGTCCAATCGATCGTCTCACCCAGCACGATAGGCAGGACGGTGCAGCGGCAGTTGATCACCTCAGCCGCAGGCCCGCGCGGATCCCCGGGGAACAGGAGCTGAGCCCCGCCCACCTGGAACGGGGACCGGAGCAGCGTGCGCTGCTGGTCGGCAGCCTTGTGCGTCGGCCGCGTGCGCGCGTCCATGGTGGAGATCCACACCTTGAAGGGTGCCGGATCGCCTCGCTGCTCAGCGTCCAGTTCGGCTGCCCGGAACACGCCGGCGTTGACCGCGCCGATCGTCTCGGTCCTGGCCACGGTCATGGCTCTGTTCCGCCACCGGTCCGTACCCGACGCGGTGAGGATGAGCTGAATGTCGTCCCGCACCCGGTCCAGGGAGCGCCCCTCCGTGATGCCGCGCTCCACCTCCATGACGATCAGCCCGTAGACCTCGTCCGGCACGTTGCTCATCCGGTTGCCGGCCTCGTTCAGGTACCCGGACACCCACGGGTCCGTGGGCGGATCACCGGCCCGGGTGACCCTGCGCCACGCGTCCGCCAGGACGCCGCCCACCTCAGGCACGATCTCCGTGTCCACCTGCGACGTCCAGAACCCCTGGTGGTCGGACACGCGCCCGGGGTCGATGCGGCCCTCACGCAATACGTCTGGCCGGGCCCGGTCCAGGAACCGGGTCATGGACCGGAACCACGTGCGTGCGATGCGTTCCTCGCCCTGCCGGATGAACGCCTGTGCGCGCAGCCGTTCGGGCAGGTTCGGGTCCTCGCCGCTGGGCGTGGTCACCGCAGGTACCAGGCCATATCGTTCCGGTCGTACGCCTCGCCCGTTTTAAGGAGGTGTTCCACGTACATGCCCAACCCGCTCGCCAGGACTGCCTTTCGTACTTTGAACTCACGGGCCACGTTGTCCGCGAACTGGATACGCACCATCCCCGTCAGGTCAGCAGGCCGGATGTGCATGTAAAGCTCATGGCGGGGCGTGTCCTTGAACTGTCCACGGTTCTGGTTGGTGAGCAGTCGCCCGCCCGCGCGATCCAGCGCCTGCATGACAAGCACTTCAGCGGCCGCCACAAGCCCTTCCGGCACAGGCTCCTCGCCCTGCGTGCC